GTCTTATCTGCATACTTGTTCAGCTCATCAAGAGCAGCATTGACCTGGTCTAGAGTGGTACCATTTTGACTAGTGTTAGCCAGAATGGTCTGGACCGCGTTGATCTGAGTCTCATACTCTTTAAAACCGTCGATCGCAGGCTGAATGAAGCTCTGAAGCATCGACTTACCGGCGCTCAGGGCCGCGGCACCAATTCCACCGAGGGCCGTGATGCCAATTCCCTGCATGACAGACATGTTTGAGGCTGCGTCTACGGCGGATCGAGCCAAGTCACCCAGAGTGGTGTTCTTAGCGATCTCGCCCATTCGCTTGAGGCCGTTCGCAGCACCCTCCATCTTCAAGGATTCCTTAAGGCGGTCCATACTGGACGCGGATTCCTTGATGGCGGACAGGAACTGCTTGTTGTTCATCTTGAGCGAGACTACCCGCTCATCAATAGTTGCCACTACTTAGTGACCTCCTTCCAGGCCTTCTTCGCTATCTTGTCGAATACGGGCCTGATAGCGGGGTTGATGTAGTCTCGACCAACGACATACCCGCCATTACGGGTTCCGTGACCATATTGCAAGATGACGGCGATGTTTACGCCGTTGTTAACGTGTGAGTTTGTCCAGGTGATCTGCCAGTTGTTGCCGGTTCTCGTGACTTCGTAGTTCCAACTAGCTGCCGTCTCACCCGACCTGGAGGGGGTCGCCGCCTTTAGAGCAGAAACCCCCTCCTTGCCGAACTGATTCATGATCAGAGCCAGGTCTAACTTCGTCATTCTGTCAAACCAATTCCTGGTGAGTTTCCAGTCTCCCTGGCTCTCGATCGTAATCATGATTCTCCTAGAATCAGGCCTTCAGCTTAGCGAATGCCTCAGCATTGGGAACGGCCCAGCCGACAATGGTGACGCCAGCGGCCTTCGCTGCAGCGGTTGCCGAGGCTTGCTCGTCCTTATTGGCGACAAGAACCCAGACACCCTCGGGGAAAGCGGACTTTGCGGCCGACCACGCGTTTGCTCCAGTGCTTGCCGGGAGAACACCGAGCTGGGCGTCCTTGACCGCGGAGATCTGCCAGTCTGCGGCACCATCGGTGTTGTCCGAGACACGCTTAAGACCGGCGTAGTCGGTCTTCATGATCTCCCGGAGCTTATTCTGGCCACGGTAGTGAATCGCAAAGTATAGCTTGCCGGTACGCTTCAGCAGGATCGGCAGGATCTTGCCGTCGGAAGAACGGTACCACTGAGCTCCAGAATCCACCTTTCCAGTTCGAACGTTCGGGAGTACCGCGATGTTCTGGGCTTCAAGAGTATCCAGAGCCTCAATCATGCCAGCGGTATTCACACCCGCATTTCGAATCGTATCGAGCCCGTACTGACTGAACTCCTTACCTGACTCATAGTTCTGAGGGATGGCTACTGCAGAGTTATTCGAATCGGCTGTAGCCTGAATCGGGAGTGCAATCTGGTCAGGCTTGAGAGCGGCAACCGCCTTAAGCTCCTCGAGGCTATAGGCGATTCGGTTCTCAGTCCCCCATCCTCCAGGAAGCCAGGCCATGATCGGAAGACCGGCAGGCTTAGGGGGAGCCGGGGGAGGTGTAGGCGTGCCACCGGGGTTAGGTGACGGAGGCTGAGCGGGTCCAGGAATAGGCGTCACTGCCTTAGCAGCAGGGAGCACCGGGCCCTTAGACTGAGCCCAACCCTCGATAGCCTTGTATCCCTCAGAGATACGGATAGCCAGAGCCGAACCGAATGCCGTGGATCCCGCCTTGGTGGGGTGGGTGTCGTCCGACATCAGAAGAATGTCGCGGGTTCCGTCATTCTGCTTATTAGCCTCGTTACCGGTACCGGACAGCACGTCCGAAACCTGAACGGTGGGAGCCCCGGGAGTAAGCGGGGTCTCGCCAGAACCAGCAGTCCAGGACTTGGTCACTCGGTAAGCGACACCACCGTAGACAACGACATCGCCTTCAGCATTATCCCGACCCTCGCGGAAAGGAACCGCCTGCTTATCGGCGATACCAAGCCAGTCGATGAAGACCACACCATTAGCGACTCCACCCGCTGCCTCGACGCCGGACTTTTGGGCCTTGACGTTGATGTGGGCGTCACGAGACTGGAGGCGACTCACCGAGGAAGGCTCTGGACCAACCATGATGATCGGAACGTTGGGGAGCTTAGTGCGAACCTTCGTAACGAAGTTCCGAACCGCCTCTGTAATCTTAGAACCGTTCGTGTCGCCGTTCTCCACAACCTTATCACTATTGAGAGATCCAACAGTAACGATCAGGTTAGGGATCGATGCACACACGGCGTTGACTCGAGAGTCGACCTCGAAGCTGAGGTTCCCCTCCTTGGAGTGGGCAAACCCACTACCGTCAACCGCGCTGATCATCGGAACACAACCAAGCAGTCGAGAAGCCGCGGCAGGAAGGTTGAATCCGGGACCCATCATGGCCTCAGTGGACCATGAATCCCCGAAGAAACCAACCGTAGGAACGACTCTACCAGGCTGAAGCGGGAGAGAGCAAAGAACGGTAGAGAGACCAGCGCTACCACCACTACCTCCAGACAGAAGTGGAAGCGGACGGGACGCAGGTCCAAAGAAGATGTCTGGAGCAATCTTTCGAACCGGTGCTGCAGACACAATGTCGATTGTCTCGCCCTGGACAAGAGAGATATGCTTGGTCGAGACTCCAGCGGGAGTCTTGATCTCGACAGTGTGAGTCCAATTTCCACCGGGGTTAACACCCGCGCCAGGAGCAAGGATCTCGACTCGGATGGATCCGGCCTGATCGGTGGTGATGAGGTACTCACGCATAGAGACCTCGGTACCGTTGAGCGTCGCGGTGGCCCCGTCAACATCTGGGGTGATCCGGACAGTAGCCTTGCTGTTCTCGCCGCCGGGAATAGTACCAGTAACTGTACAGTATGGTGCTGCCATTTTTAGCCTCCTACGGCTGTTCGGCCCTGTCGAGCAGGGCGTTCACCTTGGTGTTTGTCTCGGCGCCGTAGACGCCATCGACCTCTGCGCCAACTGCAGCCTGAACGGCCTCGACGGTCGCGTCATGAGCCTCCTCAGAGGCGTCGCCCCAGACTCCGTCCTGCTCAGTGCCGACCACGGACTGCGTGAATGCCACGCCGAATGGGAAGGTCTTCCCGCCCCACTCGGAAGCAGCAGCAAGAGCATAGCAGCGAGACCGAGTGTTCGGTCCGGCGACATTGTCGGGGTTAGCCCGAACGGCACGCTGGAGAGCACGGATGTCAGCAGGGCCAGCGGGAGCAGTGTTGCTCGGAGAGTCAGTATACGCAGGCCGGATCACATAAGCGATCGACTGATTGCGGACACGCCGCCAAACACCGTTCCCAGCAGACTGAGAGCCGTAGCTGCCAGACGAGGTGTTGCCCTCGATCGTCTGGAGCGTGCCGCCGCCAAGGTTCTTCTCGACGAAGCCCACGTGGTCCGTGCCGCCGCCGTCCCAGTCGTAGATGACGACATCGCCCGGTCGGGCGTCGTAAACTGATACGAAGTAAGCGTCAGGGTGCTGGCGGACCTTGTTGACGGTGTAGTCAGTGTTAAAGGAGAATCCTCCAATAGCGTCAATCTGCCCGCACTCGTCCAGACACATGCTGACGAAGAGCATGCACCACCAAACAGAGTCGGACGGTCCAGCAAGCCACTGCTGACCAGTTCGAGCTGCCCAGTATCGGCCAGCTTCGGATCCGGGCTGAGGGTCGTCTGGTGCATAGTAACCAATCCTCGCTGCGGCGCGAGCGAGTACGTTGTCTGCGACGCTCACTTCATCACCTCAGTAGTCTGGGACACGTGAATGTCCTTGTCTTCCATAGGATCAGTACCGATGTGGGCCTGCGGTGCAAGCGCCTCCTCGGGAATGTCTTCGTGACTGATCATTGTTATCCCTTCGAGCCAAGCTTTGCTCGCCTGGCTCTGTTGAGTTCCCGGTTCCGTTCCATAATCTCGGACTGGGACATCTTCTTATCGGGCTGGTTCTTTTGGTTGCATATCCGAATGAGTGTGAGTAGTCGGTTGATGTGCCATGTCTCACACTCGAATGGGATCTGACAAGCAATCATCCAGTAGTAGATGAGCTCGGATGAGGTGTACTCACCAGATCCAGAGTCTCCACCCGTCTCACGGATGGTGGTTGCGGTCATCGTGTCTGCCATGTAGGCACTGATACGATCGACCTCAGATGGGGGGATCCTATCCAGGAGCGACGGGTCATATTCTTCATCAGTAATCATGCACTTGATGTAGAGGGCCATCTCCTCAGCGGTGACTTTGTCATTACCGATGAGGTGTTTATGGGTAATGGACTCCCATTTTGACAGCGCGACCAGGTTGTGCTCCAGGTGCAGGATTCCGCCAGGCATGGAGACAAAAGTGCCTGTCTCCTCGTCGAACCCGTCGAGATCCGGGATAGAAACTATAAGCATTGCAGGCACCGAGGGCCCAGGAGTCTAGGTCTCTGAGCCCCCGGTGTGGTATATCAGCCTGCGAAGTGCGCCTTGATCTCGTCAGGCAGGAGGAGCTTGGGCTCAGTAGCCCCGCCTCCACCCTGAGCGTCGGAACCGAACAGCTTGCCCTCGAGGGTCTTCAGCTTGGTGGCGTCGACATCCAGAGACGAGATGGTCAGAAGCGAGGTGGGCTTGGCGCCGTTCACCGTGACAGGGGTTGTGGACAGCTCCCAAGAGAAGGAGATCGCCTCGGGAGAGTCGTTGACGGTCTTGTACCCCTTCTCGGAAGGAGAGGCCTTGCAGCCGTACAGGACGTGGAGCTTGTAGCCCTTGTCCTGACCAGCCACGTCGTCACCAATCTTGGTGCGGTAGACGAGACCAAAGGCGAGTCGGTCCTGCTGACCGATCTTGACACCCTTCGTCAGCGTGGCAGAACCGTCACACTGCTCGAACTCGTCGGGATAGGTGTAGGCCTCGATAGTGGCCTTCAGCTTCTCGGCCGAGAGCATCGAGAGGTACAGAATGTTGTCGGCGTAGAGGTCAGTAGCCTCGGCGCCCTCGGGCTTCTCGGAAATGGCGGTGATACCATTCCAAGCAACGCCCTTGCCGTACGTCTTCTGGGTCGGGTCGTACACATAGAGTGCACAGTGGTCGACACCAGTCTCAATACGGCGCTCACCAGTCTTGTCCCAGACAAGTGCAGCCATGTTAACTCCTAATAGTAGACGTCGAAGATGTCGTGATAGAGGTTATCCGCTACGAGTCGAGACTCATGGCGGCTGAACAAAAGGTCCTCGATCTTCGTTCGTGTCGGGTCCTCGGGATGCCGGGCAATCAGAGTAACCTGGAACCGGTTTGCTTTGATATACTTGAGGTTGTCCGCGTACATCGGATCACCCGGATGCCGCTCGTATACGATGCACGGATACGAGAGCTTAAGTGACGGGAGTGGCTGATAATAGACCTTATCAGACCCGAGGATCTCTACCAGCTTCTCATGGAGAGATAGCCGTCGGTCCATTATACACCCCCGTCAACTCGAGAACCAGACGGGGGAACTTCAGCTCCACATAGGAGATCTTCCAAAGTCCCCCCATCCAGCGAACATACTTGAGATTCTGGATATTATCCGTTAAAAACCCGTCAGCGATAATGCTGATCTGGTTGCTGAGGTTGATACTCCCCAGAATCTCGTCGCTGCTACCGAAGCGGCGTGCTTCACGAAACACATCACCATAGTACTGCTTCTCGATTGGTTTGTCTTCCCAAATTCCCGGCTCGGTCTGGACCTGAGTTACAAATCCTATCTCACCGAAGAATTTGGCCATCTATCACGGCTCCGCGACGACGTTACCAGACTCAACCTTGCGCTCGACGACGACAGCCGACTTGGGCTTCGTCAGCGCCCCAGAGAGACGAGTCTCCAGGAGGTAATGGTACTGGTTGAAGCTGATGTCGAAGTCCTCAGCCGCGAATAGCTGACCACCCTTGTCCGCACCAATGGTGTAATCGGACATATTGACGATAATACCCAGAGCCTCGAGCTCACCATTCTTGGTAGAGGTGCGCTTCAGACCCTTCATCAGCGGAACCTTGACAATCTTAGAGACGCCGATGTAGTCGGCCAGCTCAGCAAGGGTGCGGAACTGACGGTGACCCATCTTGTCCTTCAGCAGGAGCATCTCGGTGACGAGACGAGGGTCAGCAAACCACGTCGGGTTACCAGCGCCGTCGTAGTCATCCAGAGCGCGGACCATGGAGTCCAGGATGTCGTCGACGGACGTCTCCTTGGCCAGGACAACGCGAGGAGCGTAGAGGCTGTCCTCCTTGTAGATCGGGCGGATGCAGTCCTCCTTGATCTTGTCCTTGGAGGAGACTGGGCGACCATCGCCGATGAGGACGGCTCGACCGAGCTCCTCCTCAAGCATGATCTTCATCTCACCGCGGATCCAGGACACCACATCGAAGTCAGTGATGTCAAGGAGGTCATCCCTATCCAATCTCTGCTTCTTATAAATGGTGGTCGGCGAGGTAGTACGCTGCAGAAGCGTGAAGACCTCGTCTTCCTTCTTGTTGCCCTTGATGTAACCACGAGCACGGGCCTCATCAGCCGTGATGTCGGCGAAGCGGGTGCGAATTCGGGAGAAGGGTGAGTGCTTGGCAGCACCAACAACGGAGTCGACCCAATCGGTCTTGCGCTTGATGAACTCCGGAGTAGTCCACAGATCCTTTGCATCCGGGAACAGGGTCTCGATCTGCTTGATGCCGTAGGCGTCGGCGTGGGCCAGGATGGCCTCCTTCAGGGAGCCGCTAGAGCGAGCGTCCTCGAAGATGGTCTCGACCTGGGCGTGAGTCAGGACGGGGAGCTCCTCGGTGGTAGCGGAGCCCTCAA